GTAATAAAAATAGATGAGTATTAAAGATGACCTATTGATTAGTGCTGACCTAAGCAACCTCTATTGGGTGCTGGGTCAGTTATCTGAGAAAGCAAAGGAGGACAATGATTTAATCAAAGTCCTCCTACAACTTGAGCAATTTGTGGAAACCCACAAGACACGTACCCGAGATATGGTTACGTACCGAGACACAATAGAGAGAGCGAGAAATGAATATCGTAGTCTTAAACTAAAATACGATGGAACAGTAGAAGCACTCAACCTAAAGACTAAACTACTTAGTCAAGTTATGAACGAAAAGATGGATGAAGATGTTAATAACCAATTCTAATTTAGATGATTTTATAGATGCAGAATACCAATATCTTCTGTATTATAATAATATTATTACTAAGTAATAGTATTATAAGAGTATCCCTTTAGGGGATACTCTATTAATAATAGTATTAAGAATTATAATAATAGTATACAGAGCGATGAAGATAACAGAGAAAGATTTACGCAATTGGTTCCCAAGGGATATGAGGTTCCTGCACTTCTGTGCAAAGTACTACGGCTACTCCTTCTACAATGATGAGGTAGTAGAGAGAGCCAACCACCTTGCCGTGCTTAATGTGATGCGGTTAGTGAATAGAGACCAAGAGTTTGAAGATGAAAAACATATGACAGGTATCGTTATGTCTTCATTCCGATACGCAATACTCAACGCCTACACCAATTCACTTTCAGCTAACGAGAAGAACTTAGATGTACGCAACGAGAGTGAGGTAACCTATGGCGATGGTGATGAGGAGTACAGTAAGTACCAAGCCAATGCAATAGCAGATACCAAAGAGATGAACAATCTTGTAGACTTCGTTACTGAGTACGCAGAAACTAACCTACCATACCTACAGAGGAGAGCCTTGATAGAGTGTGTGATGGGACAATCAACGATGAAGGAGTTAGCTACAGACACAGACACAAGTGTACGCAAGGTGCAACTTGCAAAGCAGAAAGCAATCAGAAGAGTTAAGAAATTAATAGGAGCATTAGATGAGAATGAAAAGAAGTATGGAAAGGAAGAGGTTAATGGAGAGTACGTTAGCCCAGCTCGTAGCAAGTTACAAATCGCAATACAACTTGAACCCATTAGAAAGGACGAGACGAGAGAGCGTAATCATAGCAAGGCAATGTCTTTTGTCAATACTCCACCAAAAGTATAATCAGAGTCCAAGTTACTTAGGTAGATTAGTAAACAAGAACCACGCCACCATACTCCACTGTAGCAAGGTAGTAAACAACGCACTGCACTATCGTGATACCCAATATGTGGATGAGATAAATAGGTGGGCAGTAATCTTTGATGAGGTGATGCCTAACAGCAACGAGACTAAGGATGAGGTAGCTGATACAATCAGCGACTTACTACTCAACTCAATGCTTGATAAGAAGAACAAGAAGGATGTACTGAGGATGGTACTGAAAAAAATTAACAATGTTTATGTCGGTAATTAATATTTTGGTGTAATTTAGTAGTAATCAATTCAATTTTTATATGAGCAATTTAAACAAATCCCTAATCAAAGTCCAGTCGGAACTCAAAGCTCCGAAGGGACAGCGTAACAAGTTCGGTAACTACAATTACCGCAGTGCTGAGGATATCTTAGAGGCTGTAAAGCCTTTACTCGCAGCGAATGGTATGACTATGCAAATCTCAGATTCAGTTGCTGAGGTAGCAGGTATACCTTACATTGAGTCTATGGTTGTGGTATCCGATGGAGAGACAGACAGAGTAGTAACTGCACAAGCAGGTATTGACCCTAATCGTAAGGGTATGGATATCGCACAGTGCTTTGGTGCAAGTTCATCCTATGCCCGTAAGTATGCACTCAATGGTATGTTCCTTATTGATGATACCAAAGACCCCGATGCTACCAACGACCACGGCAGAAGTTCTGCTCCTGCACAATCAGCACCTGCACTTCTTCCTTTAACGGATGAGATTAAAGCTAAGATGGTATCTGCTGTAGCTGAAGGTAAGCGTGATGCAGTTGAGTCTGCTCTGGGCAAGTACAAGATTACAGCTAAGGTCCGCAAGGAAATCTTAGGGTAATGGATATCTTAGAAAGGTTTAACGATGATGAGGTGTACTATGCGGACAGGGAATACCTGTCCAATAGTTCCCTCAAGCTAATGAAAGAATCGCCTACCAAGTTTAGCCTATGGCACAAAGGTAAATGGTCACAGCCTAATACCTCAGCGTTTGATGTAGGTCGTGCCTTACACGCAAGGTTCTTGGAAGATAAGGTAAACTACATTGGATGGGAAGGACAGCGTAGAGGGAATGACTACAAAGAGTTCCGTGCTGAGAATCCTCAGACCATTGCACTAACCCAAAACGACTTCCACCTTGTTGAAGGTATGTACGATAAGCTATCAAAGGTTGATGCTGTTCGTGATATTATGGGCTTGGAGTTTACTCCCGAAGTGCCAGGGGTAATGGACTACCATACTGCCCAAGGCAATGTGGTTAAGGTCAAGGGTAAGGCTGATGCCTTAGCTTGGAATGGTGTAGACAACTACCTTGTGGATTTGAAAACCACTCGTGACCCAATGCACAAGTTTAAGCGTAACGCTTTCTTCAACTATGCACAACAAGCATACTTGTATAAGACTATCTTCAATGTAGATAAGTTCTACTTCTTAGTTGTACAGAAAGAGTTCCCTTATGAAGTGGGTATATACGAAGCAGGAGATGCTTTCCTTGCAAGAGGTGAGCAGGAGTTAGAAGATTCAATTAACCTTTACGAAAGATTATTTATTAATGGAGAATTCAAACCATACAGTGCGGACATTGATGTCATATAGTAGCCTTGAGAATGTAATCATCTCGGGGACCAGCACCATTAGTGGTGTTGCTATTGCAGACATTATGTCTAACAGCAAGAAGAAAGAAGTAGCATTAGCGAAGGGCATTGCCTGTGCTGTGTTCAATGATTATGGGTACGGTGTACGTGAGATAGCGAGACTATTAAGCATTGACCATAAAGGAGTATCGGTATATATCGGCTCACACGATAACCGAATGGCTGATAAAAAGTACACGATTAAGTACAAGAAAGTCAAAGCATTTGTTGAAGGCTATGAGCATTCAAATGAAGTAAACGTAAACAGACTGAATGAGATGTCCGCTAAGGTCATCGCAATGCAGGAAAGGTACGAGCATTTAAAAGAACTATTAACAAGTAACTAAACAAAAATCAAGATGGCAAACGACAAAGTATTCGTTGGAAAAACAAGTGTAATCACCACTAAGTTTGGTGAGATTGTAAAGGTAGCTTTAGGTCCACAGGACTTTGAGGTATTAACTAACAACAAGAACGAGAAGGGTTGGGTAAACCTTGAGATTAAGGACAAGCGTGATGGCGGTAAGTACATCCAACTCCAAGGTGAGTACACAGGTAAGCCAAAGGCGGCGGCTGTGAACGACACTGATGATATGCCTTTTTAATTTCCTTTTTCATTTCAGCTATATAAGTAGGGGGGCATTGCCCCCCTTCTTTAACTATAACCTTTAACACCAAAGAGAGATGACACAAAACTATTTTTGCGGTGGATGCGACAAGCAAATACCAATCGTAATTGGAATCAATCAGTTGCATATCTGTGAGTGTGGTACACTCAATAATATAGGTGATGCAGAATGACACTTGAAGATGTTTTAGGATGTCTTTTCGTATTAGCTTGGAACGGATATCTAATTTATAAATGGAAGAGCAATGACAAATAAGGCTTGGGATGATTATATGAAGAAGCTGGGTAAGTCCAACGCTGCAGTGTGGCGTGTAGCAATGTACCTACACAGCAAGAAGATGACAGTTACTGTACCCGCTCTGCATATTGCAGGCTCTAAAAAAGAGTATAGAGACTTCATAGATGAAGGTGATATAATCCTGCACCGAGATGGTAACAAAGAAATCATTGAGGTCAAGCATCAATCTTTTGACTTCACTTGTCACGATGAAATACCTTGGAGCAGTATAATAGTTTGTGCTAAGAAATCATATGACAGGCACGAGGTTAAACCTACTGCTTACTTCTTGGTAAACACACAGCTAACAAACGCTATCGTAGTTCCCTCATCAATGTATGAGCATTGGTTTGAGGCAGATGTATACGACAGTAGAAAGGATTGGACACAGACGATGTATAGAACTGACCCGAATAAATATAAATTTATAGAGCTATGATGAGAAAGAGAAAGCACATAAGAGAGATACAGAAATACTTGGAGATATTAATGATAGACCAAGTAAACATAACACTACACGCCAGTAGATTTGGATGGAGTGAAGACATACAGAAACAACTAACCAACTCAGCCCTACTTATCCGTAAGTATCAGCGTAGGTTGAGACTAATAAAAATGTGATATGAGCGATAAGTATTTTTGTGGAGGATGTGATAAACAGATACCAATAGTAATAGGATTAAACCAACTTCACATATGTGATTGTGGAACTTTAAATAACATAGGAGATGCAGAGTAAAGAAGAAGAAGGACAGATGATTTATCTCGTAGGTCTCAAGTTAGCTTGGAAAGTTAAGAGAGGTAACGGATACATAAACAACCATAGGGATATGGAGATACCTACAAGAACAAAGTCAATTGAAGATATCAACTCATCGCCAGAGATGATTATGAATATAATGGCTTCACTAAAACTAACAGGAAAAAAGATATTTGATTTCCACGTTAAAGAAGAGTACTTTAGGAAAGAGTTAAGTAAAAGCTTTGCACATAAAGAAGTAGATTATAGTAAGGAATTTGGTAAATAATTTAAAATAAGGGCAATGAAAAAGTTTATATACAGAGCAGAGGATGTAAGAGATTCTCTCAACACATTAAGAAGTGAAGGAATTAAGAAGGGTGCTTGGACAGGCTTTGATAGTCTGTTTGATAAGTACTCAATGAAGAAAGGTAGTACCACATATATCTACGCAGGAGCGCACCAAGGTAAGTCACAGTTTGGTTTTGAGCTGATGGTAAACCTCGCACAGTATAGCGGATGGAAGTGGGCAGTGTACACTCCTGAGACAGGCTCACCTACAGAGGTGTTTGCTGAACTACTATGGGTGTATCTTCGTAAGCCTTTCTTAGTCAATGACAAAGTTATGGCTACCGATGAGGAGAAGGAAGAGGCTATGTCTTTTATCAATGAGCATTTCTTCTTAGTAGATAGTGGTCTTCAAGACCTATCTATAGAAGGTTTCTACACAGCAGTAGAGACTATAGAAGAGGACAACTTCATCACCATAGATGGGTGTATGATTGACCCTTTCACAGAGATTCGTACAGATATAACAAGCGGTGTTAGAGATGATATAGCTATTGGTCAGGTGCTTACCAAGGTTCGTAAGCATAGTGCTGAGAGAAACTATCACACGATTGTAACAGTACACACTAAACACCAACAAGCCAAGTACAAGAACGGAATACCATATGTAGATGTTCCTACGATGAACGATATCGCAGGTGGTATGCAGTGGTCAAGGAAAGGTATGATGGTACTCAATGTATGGAGATGCCCTTACGGATTAGAAGATGAGAATGGAATACCATACGAGCAGAACCAAGTTAAGATTACAGTTGTTAAGGCCAAGCCAAAGATTGTAGGTAACTTAGGTTCAGTAACACTCTTCTATGATAAAATGAAAAACAGATACTATGAAAAAGACAGTCAAGGAAAACCACAATACGCTTACCCACAGTCTAATTCTTAGTAGGAAGATAGCCTTTGCAGAATTGATTCGTGCATATCTAAAGTTTAATGTAGCCTCCGCAACGGAGGTTACTGTAACTGTTAACGGAGATGTGATGATTAACGAAACACTATTCAAGCTGGACATCAGCGACTACACAGGAAAGAACGAGGAGTTGGGATATATATTCTTCAACCCTTCAAGTGGTAGATTGGTTATTGAAAAAGGTAATGTTAATAAAGTTTATAAGTTAGAAGTCAATCTGTTAGACGAGTAAGTATATTTATAATATGAAAGATACTAACAATACAAGAGACTTAATAATAGAAACATCTACAGAGGTGATGAACCTCCTACTTGAGAAGAACGCTGCTTACGGGGATTCTGCCCTTAACCCCGTAGGCATCTTCTCTCGTGGTAATGCTGTAGACAGCCTGTGTGCAAGGATAGATGATAAACTTATGCGCATCAAGAGCAAGGGAATAACAGATGCTACTGAAGACACAGTACAAGATTTAATTGGCTACCTTATCTTATTGAAGATAGCTACAAATCAAGCCAAATGATTAAGTATGAGGCAAGGAAGTTTGTTCAAGAGTCTTACGACACTAATGATGCCTATGGTAAAGCTATATTAACAGCTTGGTTGAAAACTCAAGATTGGGTTGGTAAAATAATTGACATAGAGAATTACGGAGTTGACCTTGAAGTTTTAGACAGTAATGGAAATCTTCATTTATTTGAAGCGGAAGTTAAAACAAGCTATCCTTGGAAAGACAAAGAGTCTTTTAAATTTAACACAGTTTCTTTTTTAGGACGTAAAGAGAAGTGGAAGGAAAGAGGTTTTTATTATGCTCTAATATGCTCAGAGACTCAAGCTATGTGTATTGCACATTCTTCACGTATATTTAAGGAAGAATTTAAAGAGGTTTTAAACATAAAAACTTCTCACCGTAATGGTCTTGACTGCTTTTACCGTGTGCCTAAAGACTTGTGTAATTGGATACCAGCAGCAAAC